TAGACAGCTTAGACACAGTAGAGGTACTTGACGAAGAAAAAAAATAGTCGGGCGTGATTCTATTTTCTACAGTATTGCTCAACTAGCTGTAGAGACTGGAATACCGCCTAGCGAGTTTCGAGACATGGATACGCAGATGTATCGGGCTATCATCCAAGTATTAACAGATAGAGCTAAGGAGATCAAGAATGCCAGTAAACGTCGTAGGCATTGATGATGTCCTAAAAGGATTAACATTTATTGACAAGGATATGCGTGAGCGCATAAGGGCTGCAATAGATCCACTCATGCGTAACGTGGCTACTAAGGCGCAAGGTTATGTAGCTGCTAACGGCGCAGTATTATCTGGTTGGTCTAAACCTGTTAGCGGTGCACTTAATTACAGGCCATTTCCAAAGTATGATGCAGCAACAGTAAAGGCTGGCATAGGTTACAACCCTGGCGAAAACAAAACATTTAAGAATGGATTTAAGGTTAGCAATTACGTGTATAACGTCAGCGCAGCAGGTCGCATATACGAGACAGCAGGCAGGCTTAACGCAGAAGGGCGTGCGCCTGTCATGAGTACAACATTAAAAGAGTTGGGCAGCGTGCAAGGATATGCTGGCAGTAGAGGTGGTAAAAAACGATCTACTAGAGATTACAATTCTAATAACCCATTTGCAGGTTATCAATTTGTAACTGCTTTAGAAAAAGTTACATCACAACCTAAACTGGCAGGCGTACGTACAGGCGGTAGAAAAAGCAAAGGCCGCTTAATATACAAAGCATTTGCAGCAGATAGTGGCAAAGTATATGAGGCAATAGTGCAAGCAATCAACGCCTCAGCTATAACATTTAACAAAGCAACAGAGATTAAAAAAACACCCTCATTTTCGGGGCCAGGTATTTCTGCTTATCAAAAGGCCGCATAGTGGCCAATGTAGTAGTAGCGGCAACCAGCACCTTTGATAACAAAGGATTAAAAAAAGGTAAGAAAGAAGTATCGGCCTTTGAAAAACAAATCAAAACCTTTGGCAAAACCTTTGCAGCAGTGTTTAGCGCACGTGCTTTATTTAACTACAGTAAGAATGCGGTAAAGGCGTTTGCAGCTGATGAGAAGGCAGCCAAATCATTAGAATTGCAATTAAAGAATACGGGCTTTGCATTTAGCGCCCCATCTGTAGAATACTTTATAGCCAATTTGCAGAAAACTACAGGCGTATTAGACGATCAATTACGGCCAGCATTTCAGCAATTATTAACAGTTACTGGATCAATAACTAAAAGCCAAGAAGCATTAGGCGTAGCGTTAAACATAAGTGCCGCTACAGGTAAATCACTTACCGAAGTAAGCGCAGCATTAACACGTGGATTTTCAGGCAACACTGCAGGCCTTAGCAGACTAGGCGCAGGCATAAGTAAGGCCACACTTAAAGCTGGCGATATGGATGCAATACTGGCTGAATTAAACGCTAAGTTTACAGGGCAATCAGCGGCTAGGTTAACTACCTACGCAGGTAAAATGGATCTAATTAAAGTAGCATCTGCTGATGCAAGTGAGATTATAGGTAAGAGTTTAGTAGATGCCCTCACATCCTTAGGTGATGATAACAGCATAGAAGAATTAACTAAATCTATGGAAAACTTTGCTACAAGTATTGCGACAGTAATTAGAGGTTTAGGCGAAGTAGCTGGCTCACTCAAGACAGTAGCCAACACTCCTGGCATAAGTCAGGTGTTAGATGTCTTAAAGTTTACTAGCGTATTTGGCGCATTAAGTCGGGCAGCTGGGCCAACACCAGCACAAGGATTACCAGCTAACCAGCAACGCAGTGCAGGTCGTATATCTACCGCACAATCTAGGCTAGAAGATAAATTGAGCAAAGCCAAAGCATTGGAACTAAATACACTATTAAAAAAGAACGCCATAGAAAATAAGAACGTAGAAGAATTAAAAAAGAGATTTGATTTAGAGCGGATAGGTTTGACAGTAGCACTTAACAGCGCAACAGATGAAGAAACTAAATTACGTCTTAGAGGTCAATTAGCCATATTAGATAATAATGATGCGTTGGCTAAGAAAATACTAGCTGAGATGGACAGCACTGCTGCTATGAGAGCGGCTGCAGACAGCGCTAAAAGATTAGCCGAAGCTGCTGGTTTTGCTGCTACATCTTTATACGAATTAGCCACAAGACCTAATCCTTTAGTAAATATGAGCGGTGAATTGACAGCTAGAGGCCGTAATCAAATTGCACCAGAAGAAGGATTTACAGTGCCTGTAGGTTCAACAGGCAGCACTACTTCATCACAAACAGTAATTAACATGCCTATAAACGCTGGCACAATAGTTAGCGAAGGCGAGTTGACTAATCTTATAGCCGATGTAATTAGAGTAAATCTAAAGTACGGCAATAAATTAGTGCCTGCTGGAACTATTACATAATGCCAGTACCTACGGTTAATGCAGTAATAAACTTTAGCACTGGGCCATCCTTTGCACAGGCGATGATCTTAGACACTGGCTTATTAGACGTAAACGTACTTGCAGATGCAACAGCTGTAATCGTAGATGTATCTAATCAAATAAATTACATACAAACTGCCAGAGGCCGTAACGCTTTAGCAGATCAATTCCAAACAGGCACACTGACCCTACGTATAATAGATCAGAATGGCGATTTTAACCCTACTAACGCATCTGGCCCTTACTACACATTATTGACACCTATGAAAAAAGTGCAAATAACTGCAACCTATGGCGCTAACACTTACAGCATATTTTCTGGCTTTATTACTTCCTATGTTAATACACAGCCTAAAGATGCTACAGAAGTAGCCTATACAACTATACAAGCTGTAGATGCGTTCAGGCTTGCTCAAAATGCACAGATAAGTACAGTTACAGGTGCTACTGCTGGCGACTTATCAGGCACACGCATTAACCAAATACTGGATCAAATTGACTGGCCATCGACTGCTAGAGATATAGATTCGGGTCTTACTACTTTACAGGCTGATCCTGGCACAGCACGCACTTCCCTTACAGCCTTGCAAACCGTTACAGATTCAGAGTATGGCGCATTCTATGTAGATACTAATGGCGACTTTGTATTTCAGGATAGAGCAGTAACCGCTGGCTCTATAGCAGGCACAGTTACTACATTTAACGATGACGGCACAGGCATACCTTATGCTAACGCTAATTGGAAGTTAGACGATACCCTTATATTTAACTCAGCACAGGTCAGCAGGTCAGGTGGCTCACCACAGACTGCAATCAATCAGGACTCTATAGACAAGTATTTCATACACAGCTATAACCTGCAGGACTTACTAATGCAGACCGATGCCGTAGCCCTAGATTATGCCCAGGCTTACGTAGCAAGCCGAGCCGAAACAGAAGTACGATGCGATGGCATAGAGCTAGACCTATACACGCCTAACTACAACGCAGGCATATTGGCAGCTTTAGAGCTTGATTTCTTTGACCCTATACAGGTCATAACTACACAGCCTGGCGGCTCTACCCTTGAAGCAACCTTACAAATCTTTGGCGTATCTAACACAATTACACCTAACAGCTTCAAGGTTTTCTTTACTACCTTGCAACCTGTTATAGATGCGCTGATTCTAAATAACAATATCTACGGCACTTTAGACTATAATGTGCTTAGTTACTAAGGAGAATAATGGCTAAACAAACCTTTACCACTGGGCAGGTTCTTACGGCAAGTCAGATGCAATCCCTACAAGCCACAGCTATGGGTGGTGGCGCAGCTACGGCTAAGACCGCATCTTATGTATTAGTAGCTGCAGATGCAGGTACAACTGTTGCTATGAATGCGGCAGGTGCTACAACAATTACAGTAAACACAGGTTTGTTTGCAGCAGGCGACACAGTGTTTATACAAAACTTAGGCGCTGGTAACTGCACAGTTACAGCAGGTACAGCAACAGTAGCAACCGCAGGCAGTTTAATATTGCCACAAAATGATGCAGGTATTTTATATTTTACAGCTACAGGCGCATCAATATTTTATGACTTTATACAAGCAGGGGGCGCATCTCCATTAACTACTAAAGGTGATATTTATACATTTAGCACAAGTGATGCAAGATTAGCCGTTGGTACAAATGGACAAGTCTTAACAGCCGATAGTAGCGAAGCTACAGGATTAAAATTTGCTACACCTTCAAGTGGTACATTTGTTGGTGCAAAAGTTACAAAAACAACAGACCAAACTGCCCCTGCTTCAACGGAAATATTTATTAACTGGGATTCTGAGGAATTTGACACTAATGCGTTTCACGATAATTCAACAAATAACAATCGTTTAACCGTTCCCAGCGGTCAAGGTGGTTATTACAAATTTTATTTTATGATGCAATGGCAAGCCAGTGCTAACGCTGGTCGTAGAATTGTTACAGTTTATGTTAATGGAACTGCCACAGTAATAGGCACATTTGAAACTTCATCAACAAGTTTTTGTAGTTGCGCTGCAAGTATGACCCGTAATTTCACTGCTGGAGATTTTATTCAGATTGGCGCAACACAGACCACCACTGCAAGTATGGATTTTAGAAGTTCACAGGCTTACTTTGGAATGGAGAAAATAGGATAATGGTTTTATTTGACATACCAAACAATCTAAATGGCGCAGAATTACGTCAAGAATTAAATGCCGCTGGGGTTGCAATTTCTGATGTGCTAACCGCAGTTAGAATTTATGAAGGCGCATTAGTATTAGAGATTGCCGACAAGGACAAAAAAGCAGCACAGGCAGTAGTGGCAGCACATAACGGCACTGTTTAACACAATCTAAAATGGTGAGGCCAAAGTTATGTGCAGCTGGTGTGCAGTTAAGAGATCAAATTGATACGTGGTTTCCGTCTAGGGGTCTTGCCAGTGAAGGATGGTTGGGCGATAGTCGCCATGCCAGAAGAAAATCAGATCATAATCCAGATGAGCAGGGGTGGGTCAGAGCCATTGATATTGATTCTCGCTTGGGTGAGCCAGAGGGGATCGCAGCTTATCTGGCTGACCAAATCAAACAGTGTGCGAAAACCGATAAACGTTTATCATACGTCATCTTCTCGCACCACATCGCTTCTAAACTCTTAAACTATAAATGGCGCAGATACAAAGGCATTAACCCTCACACAAAACACATACACATTAGTTTTACTAAAGCAGGAGATACAGACGGCAGACCGTTTGACATACCACTAATAGGAGGCAAGATATGAAGATAAGTAAGAAACAAAAGGCTGTACTAAAGTCCTACGCACGTGGCGTATTAGTATCATTCTTAGCATTCTTAGCCAGTAATGAATTAGGTTTAGATCCTGTAGTAGCTGTAGTTATCTCAGCACTTGCAGGCCCAGCGGCTAGGGCTTTAGATAGATCTGATTCCGTTTACGGCATCGGTGCAGATGAAGCATGACACTTCAAGAATGGGCTGGCTTTGGTGCTGGCATTATCGCAGTGCTATCAGGCGGTCTCATCGGATTACGTTTTATAGTTAAAGGCTGGCTAAACGAGCTACGGCCTAATGGTGGACTTAGCATGAAAGATCAGTTAACAAGATTAGAGAAGCGTGTTGATGATCTGTTTATTGCAATAGGTAAGGGATGATTTAATTATGGCAAACACACGCAAACGTAAGAAACCTGTAAGACGTAGAGTGCGTAAGATGGCAGAGCCATTAAGTAAATTAGATCAGCATTATATTGCCTTGCATTCATGCTATAAGGCTGCTATTGCAGCAGGCTTTACAGCTGAACGTGCATTCTGGTTGCTTACAGACCAGCGCACACTGCCAGACTGGATCACTGGCAAAGACGGCATCATTCCTGTAATTGATCCTTATGACGATGAGGATGACGATTAAGCGTGTTGCGGTAAAGAGATGGTTAGTAATATCAGATTTACAAATTCCATATCATCATGAGCAGGCAGTTAAGAATGTCATTAAGTTGGCAAGACGTGAGAAGTTTGATGAGGTTTTATGTGTTGGGGATGAGATTGACTTCCAAACAATTAGCAAGTGGGCCGATGGCACACCTTTGGCTTATAGTCAGACTCTCAACGAGGATCGTGCAGCTTGTCAGGATATTCTATGGTCTCTTACCGAGTACAGTGCAAAGGCTAGTGTTATCCGCAGTAATCATACTGATCGCCTTTATAGCACTTTACTAAAAGCACCTGGCTTAATCGGATTACCAGAGCTGCAGTACCCTAAGTTTATGAACTTTGCATCGATGGGCATTGACTACTACAAAACGGCTTATGAGTTTCATTCTGGCTGGGTACTAGCACATGGCGATGAGGGCAACATGAGCCAGCACGCAGGCATTACAGCCCTTAACCTAGCGAAGAAGTGGGGCAGGTCAGTCATAGCAGGACACAGCCATAGACTGGGCATGAGTGCCTATACAGAGGCCATAGGAAGCCATTACAGGCCCTTGTATGGGGTTGAGGTAGGTAATCTTATGGACAGAAAAAAAGCCTCTTATATCCGCTATGGAAGCGCTAATTGGCAGATGGGCTTTGCTATACTA